TTTTTCCTTTTTCCTTTATTACATTTTGTAACATAGCATTTAAATTAAATCTCTAACAACTGGTAGCCACTTATTGGTAATACTATGATAAGTATCGGCCAAGCACTCAGCACTAAAGTTCTCTGGGTCATCACCCTCAGCCTTATTAAGTGTGACGCCCATAGTTGTATCCGCAGGAAGGATGAACTTCTTCCCATAGTGCGTGTAGAGGGGACGTTCTAAGGATTCCTTAATTGTGGTAAGAATTTTGCCATGATCCTCCCACTGTACTGGGTGAACTGGATGGTAAGGTGTGGGGATCTGGAATCCAATCTGATCGTGAACTTGGATGAGGAGTTCAACATATCTAAAGAGGGGATTAGGGTTATAATATACGAAGTTGAGCCCTCTTTGGTCAATAATATCTCCCACACTTCCTTGAGGTATGCACGCGTAGGCATCCTTAAAAAGTTGATCGTCCAATTTGTCAGTAAAGACTGTCTTCCGGCCCATGAGATTAGTGAGGGTTCTATCTTTGTTGATGCACTGTTGGATGTACTTATGAAAGCCATGGCGGACTCCAGGGTAGGAGCGATGGTAGATGTCAACAATTATCTTGCCATCCCTCTCAGGGATTTCATTACCAAGGGCAAAAGATTTATAACCAAGATCATAATTCAATCCGTGATTTCCACGTTTACCCCAATCCCTCCACACCTTTTTACCATCCCCTATATTGGCTAAAGTTTTAGGAGTCCAACCTTCTGGGAGTTTTCCTCCATAGAAAATGGTGGCCATCATAGTAGCAGTCAATCCGTGGATGTCTTTATTGGCCTCGAATGCTTCGATCATCTGAGTGATGCGCCCAACGTATGCGACTATCCTATTCTCAGCCTGAGAAAGGTCCATTCCGTAGAAGACGTAATGTGGGTCGGTTAAGAAATGGGAGAGCACTGAATGGGGTTGGTTTTGGAGATTATTTCCAGTCCCGAATATATTCTCACTTGAAGATGCCCTGGAGAATCGGGTCCCAACTGGGTTATATGAGCAACGCATCCTCCCGTCAGTGTCAACTTTGTTAGTGTCGAGAAAAGTTGCTCGTTCTTTGGTGAGCCCACGAATTTTAAGTATGATAGACGCTTCTTCAAAACCTTTACGAGCGATTCTCTTAAGTGCTTTTTCATCTGATGATACCTTTCCATCTTTGCCCTTATAAGCAGGGAGTTTCTTCTCAACGTAGAAGTAACTTTTAACTTGGGCAGGAGAGTTTGAGTTGAGTTCTTTACCAGCCAATTTATTAAGTCTAACTTTCAGGTCACTAATCTCACGCCCGAGTTGGTCATAAGCGTCTTTCATAGATGCCACATTAATGCGAATGCCATGCTCCATGAGGTAGACGTAGGGGAGAATTGAGAGACGTTTTCTCTCATATGCGGGGTAGTTGTGCTGTTTGACTAAAGACTCCACCTGCTTGGGATATGCGTCTGCACATACTACAGAATCCAGTGCATTGTATTTCCAGCCAGAATCCCAACTACCAATACCCTTTAGCCAATACTTCCCATCGTCCTTATAATAAGGGAGGTCTGTATATAGGGAGCATATGAAGTGGAGGCCTACTGGGTAGTCAGGAAGTAGGGTCTTCTGTGCTACCATAGTATCATGGATGTTGGTAGTTTTGATGCCATACTTACGGAGCATATAGTGGCAATCAAACACTAAGTTCTGCCCCAGGATGGGAATCTTAGGGTCTTCCAATATACGGGCGATGGTGAGGAGGATTTCAGCCTCTTGGGGAGGTGTGAAGTAGTCACCTCCCTCTCCAACAAATGGGATGCTGATTACAGTGTTAGGGGAGTATGAGAAGGAGATGCAGGTCATCTCACCATTGAAAATATCTACTTCAATATCATAAGCTATGGGATTCCCAAGGAGGCCCCACATCTTACATACCCGTAGGAATTCCATAGACTGCCCAAAGGTAGGGCGAATGATTATATTTCGTGTTAGAGGTTTCCAATTCCCCTCAGCTACTTCCTTAGCCCTCTTCAGGTCGTAGATAAGTAGACGTTTATTAGTATATTGTTTCCATATTGAGGAGGGGGAGATAGAAGGGATGAATTTCTTACCTCCCACCAAGGCGCAATCAAGCACGGAGCCCCTCCATCTGGTGACTCCAAGGCGGTCAGCTAAAGCATATAAGGGAATATTCCCCAGGCCGATGATAACTTTGGCAGGGTGTGCTGCAATTTCTTCAGCAAGTTTGTCAATATATTCACGGCCCTTATCTGTTACATATGGGCCACGCCGTGGGTGGAAGTAGATGTATTTCTCAATGATTTCATCTGCATCTTTTATGACATTTGTCATATAGCAATCAGCCACGTTAATTCCAGCCATGCGTAAATCTTCATGAAGTTCTTGTCCAGAATATCCCGCGAAAGGGCGACCACTTCTAATCTCATCAATACCTGGATGTTCTCCGACAATTATATATGTGGCTGTCTTACTTCCACTTGCGGGTACATAGGTTGCATGACGCTGCATAATTATTCCTCAATCAAGTCATAGAGCATTTGACAATAGTGGCAAATTTTAATAAGGTCAAGTTTATCCTGCCCTTGGCGAGAGTTCTTACCCATTCTATTAGCGTACTTTTTTATCTGAGTTTCAAAATCTTGACGGGTAAAATTAGTACATTGATCACCACCCTTATCCCCATACTGGGGGACAGTGTAGTTGTCTATATGATCTACAACTTTAAATGTAAAACTTGCAAAATCAGATCCTCTATATGACATAGTTGGCATTACATAACTCCTCTTTTTCTAAGTTCAAAAAAACATTTCATAGTGGCAGTGGCGTCAGCCATAGCATCATGCACCCCACTAAATTCTTCCCCAAATAGTATGGTATGGAGTTCAGTAAGTTTAGGAAACTTAAAACCCTTACGATTTCCCGCAAAGGGGAGGGCGCAGAACTCTTTCGATTGTACCATTGTGCAGTAAAAAGGGATTTCTTTAATATCCCCCATCATGAGGCCAGATGTAGTGGGGTCATCATACTGGGCGGCAATTTGCGCGGCTGTGAGTTCTATCAATTTGAAGTCAAACTTATAGTTATGCGCTATTAAACATTCAGCACTATCACAAAGTATATGGAACCTCTCAAATGCACATTTAGCAGATACCCCCTCTGTATTGGCTCTCTCAGCAGAGATGCCATGAGCAGCAAGGGCGTAAGGGTTGATTGGCGTAGCGCCGATTTGGACTAAAATGTTGAACTCTTCAAGAATTTCACCCTCAGCTGATGTAAGGAGGGCCCCTAACTGCATTATATGTGCTTGATTAGGGTCATTGGGGGATTTCTTAGTTGGAAGTCCCGTAGTTTCAGTATCAAAAAATAAGTACATAATTAAAGTTCCTCGGGATATATATCTTTGAGCTTCAGAATGTAGCCATTCTTGTAGTCCACAGTGAGATCATTTCCAAAGGCTTTACACTTACACTTATCAGCAGCGATTAAGGTAGTTCCACTTCCCAAGAAGGGTACATAGATAGTTTGGTCGGGGCGGGTGAATGTTTCTAAAATCTCTATCATCATATCAAGAGGGCGTTGGGTAGGGTGGTACTTCTTGCCGGGGGTAAGAGGCGGGAAGTTAAACACGTTGGGGCGACCCATCTTGGTAAGCTTAGCGTCACCCTTTCTACAATAGAAAAAGGGCTCATATGAATTAGCCAGTCCAGTTTCAGGTTGTAGAGTTTGGCCATTCGGTTTACACCACAACGCTGGGAGGAGTCTAAACTTAAAGCCACTCTTGTAGAGGAGATCAGAGATTTGTGAGAACCAAGGGTCCATAGCGAACCAACAGATAAGCCATCCACCTTCACGGAGAATGCGATAAGATTGTAAGAAAACCTCCGCCATAAAGGGGAGATACTTGTCACTTTCTATTTCATTATACCCCAGCATGACGGAGTCACTTTTTTTGGCGTGTAGATTCATTGCATAAGGGGGATCGATCTCAACAAATTGAATGGATGAGTCAGGGAGAGTCTTCATAGTCTCAAGACAATCTCCAATTAGGTAAGAGTCAATCATACTTTGGAGATGGTTAGATTTGGTGGCCTTATTCTGGAAAGACTCTGCGGCTTGAGACATAGCAACTTTGTTACTGACAGATTTAAGTAACTTCATAGCATCTGATTTGTGCTTACATTTGTCTAACCCTAATTCAGGATATTGGTCCATAGCACGGGCGAGTTGAAGATCACGGGCAAGATTAGCAGGGGTCTCTTTAAGGAGCTTAGCAGTGTCGGCCTGAGACCAACCTGCCCCACCTGGGACTTTACCATACTTTCTGCCATGGATAGATTCTTGAAGTTCATGGATTTGCTTTTTAAGTTTGATCTCTTCGATGGGCGTCATATCTTTGCGCTCAAGATTCTCGGCCAACTCAATGGTGCGGAGGTCTAGTTCGGAAATAGGGTAGTCATAGATCTTGGCAGGGATAGTAGTCCAGCCCATAGCAGTGACAGCTTGAGTGCGGCGACCCCCAGCAAGGAGTGTGTAAGGTTTGGATTGGTCTAGACCTTCCATCTTGAGGACTGACGTTAGACCTACGGCTATGGGAGTAATCAGACCATTAGCCTTGATGGAGTATTTGAGTTGGCCTAAATCTCCGTAGTCTTTTCGGAAGCGGTCTCCAATGTGGATTTGATCAAGTGGGATGTTTTCAAGAAGGGATTTCATTTTAAGGCTCCAAGTAGTTCTGCCGTCAAGAGGGCTTTCATCTCAGGAGATAGCTTATTAATGGCAGTAGATATATCTTTAGTTTTAGGGTGATGACTCTTGGTCCGAGCCACTCTTGCAGGGGTGATGCTTGTCTTTTTAGTTGCCCGAATGGTACGCTCAGGACGGCGTCGCCTACTGGTGCGGATAACGCTGAGCTTACTCAGCAGGTCAGGGTAGGAGAGATCAGTGATAGATGGGCCAAGTGAGTAGATTGTTGCCACTTAACCCTCCATATGTGATTTGTGAGTGTAGGGATGTCCAGCCTTGGCGAGGGCTATGATGTCAATATGACCACTCATAACAGGGCCAAGTGCAGCAAAGCCACCCTTCTTGTGGAGTTCGATAATGCCATCTACTAAGGCTTGGAAGAATATTTTTTGAGCACCATGGGGGAAGATATTACGTAAGGTCAGATACTGATCTTCCCTAAGTTCAATGGATAAACGTGGGGTATAATCTTCAGACATTTTAATCTCCTTAAAAGAGGGGCCGAAGCCCCTCAATTGGTTGGTGCTATGTTACAAAATGTAATATAGCAAATTATGCGCCAGTGATAAAGGTACTAATTTTGTTCTGCTCACCATACACAGGATCGTTGGTTTTTACGAGGAGAGCCCAACCCTCTTTCCCAATAAGCCCGTTGAGGTCAAGGTCTACAACACCGAAGCATTTCTTGAACAGTTCAATAGCCCACTTAATGGAGTTCAGACGCTTAGCATCAGTGTCGGCATTGGGAAGGGAGAATATTTTGGAAAATCCCTTGGAATATTCCTCGTCAGGGATGTCAAAGTTAACAATAAAGTAGCGATTGCCGGTATCTCCAGTGCGGATAACATTGCCAGCTTTATCTTTATTATACCCAGTAATGCGTACCTTGTACTCTCCATCGTCGACAGCCATAGGTTCACGGGCATCGGAAGTATCAATATCAATGAAGGTAGACTGAGTGGAAGAGTCATCAGAAGAATTGCCAGAGTAATCAGAAAAATCAGCCATGATAAAGTTCCTTTAATTAAATAGTTGGTTGGTTAGTTAATGTAATTCCAATGGAATTTAGGAATTTAAGAGTTCTAATGCACCTTTTAGTTTTGCTAATGCCTTAATAGTTTTATCTGTGCTGAGCAAGCCCTCCATTAATGATATTGTTTCTTTTATATGATAGATACTCTTAGTTAGAATATCCCCCTCTTTTTCAGTAGGATCTCCATCTCCACTCTTAGTATTAATATTTACTGGATCATCTTTATCTTCGCCTTTCCTTGGCTCTGATTTTAATGTGAGTCCTGCAATTTTAATAGGTTCCATACAATCTCCATTTAAAGGTTAAAGTTTAGCTTGGAATCTTTCAACTCCACGCCCTGGTAGTACTCGTCAATACGAGTGGATATTAGTTGTAAATCATTAGGAATCTTTTGCGGAAACATATCAAAAGGGCTTTTAGCATTAGTGTAGCCATCACTTTGGGTGGAGAAGTAATAAGTGCGCTTCTGCTCATCATTAACTACATCCCCATATAGAACAATGGTACTTAACCCCTCAGGTGTGATCTTCTCATCGATGAGTTTACCAAGAGTTTTCATCTTACGCTCCCCAGTATTAGTCTCCTCTTCGTGGGTAAGGAAGAAGATCTTAAGCCCGCCTCTTAATTTAGTGGCAAGAGATAAGACATCCCATATATTCTTAGCCATCAATGTAAATTTATCATACCCTTTGACCATGGCATTACTCATAAACTCAGTAGCCATAATATACTGCCCATCATCAATTACCAAGGAATTGAACTTATCACTCTTCCCCACCTCCATCATTGCTCTACGGATGGTGTCAGGATTGGCTTGAGTAACCATGTTAGCGCCTTCTACCCACTTGATTCCTTTAGGAAAGGGAAGGGGCTTGCCAACGACAGATATGAGGAAAGTTTTCTCAGGGTCCATATTACGCATGGCGGTAGACTTCCCACGGCCAGACTTAGCCACAACCATTACTAACATGGACTTCTGCCCTTTGTACATTTCGTTGACGTCAGTTGGGGATATTAGATCGGACATAATGTTCTCCAAAAAGTTAAGATTCTATGTAATTTATACTTTGAATTATGCGAGTTATTTCTACCTCTTTATTCTCACTCTCATCAAATACCCAATAAGTCCAGACTTCACTAAATTCTTTAGTAAGAGTCCTATCAAACCCATCCTCAAGGCAAACTATGCGTGCAGTTTCTAATGTGTCGCAGACACAGATATTTATAAATTCACCTTCGAATGTAGCACTGTAGTCTAATTCTTTTATGATAAAGATATTCTTCATAACTCTTCCTCCCATAGTTTAAGCATCTCATCCCTTACTGGGGTCATTAGATCTATCATTTGCGGATCTGCACCTCCACCACATCGGAGGCCAAAGATGAGTTCCCATTCTTTCATATCCGCCGTGACTATGATCTTAGTAGCACAAGCGTTAGGGAGGATACTGCGGGCTTGTTGGGGCTTAAGATCTGCATGTAGGAGAAATGCATAGATTGATTCAGTGTGATCTAACCCCCATTCAAATTCCTTCCTAACTACCGCGAGCCAATAGTCATAGTCGAAAGGTTTGATGAATTGCATTGGAGTGGTAAGGCCATATCTTACATACCGCTGAGATTGTTGGCTAAATGAACAAGGTCGGTGGCGCACCAATTCGTGAGTCATCGCACGATTTGTAGTGAACTCAACAGTATATCTACGTAAGGGTGGAGGGATGATTTCTGGATATATTGTAAAAGTTCCAGCCAGCCAATCTTTTAATACATCACTGTTAGTATTAGGAATTATCTCCATCCAAGCTCTGAGATTTCCCACAAATACGTTATCCATATAGTTAATATATTTCTCTTTATCCAGCCCGTTATAGCTGTTAGGGAGAGATTTAATAAATCCAATTTCAGAATGCTCCAATACACTGAGATGGCCTCTGACTATTAAACTTTTAATGAAGGGTAGGGCAGAATTTTCTGTGATTTTATCCTCAGATGCGTAGCACACCCTACCAGCACGCTCTATCCACTTTAATCCTTCTTGTGGATTAGATGGACACCTCCCCCAAATTTTATGACTTTGATTGATTAGTTGCATTTTAAATCCTCATTTGATTTGAGTAGTTTTGTGGTGTAGTGTTTGTCCCAGCGATTTAGGATAAAGTCTATTAATATAATCAGCTTCCTTAAGATTTTCTTATCCTTAGAGTCAATAAGGTCAGAATTAATCATATTTTTAAATCTACATTTTGTTAATTTAAGATTGCCAAAACAGTAATTCCTCTTATGTGAAAATTTACATATATCTTTGCGCGTTTTTATGTCACTAATTTTCATAATACCATTACCTCCTTCAAGTTTTCATCAAGTGGATTCCAGAAACTAACTTCCAAATCATTGGGCATTCTATCGAGGTGCTGAAGAGGATTTCCCCAAGCACGGCACATATCTACATATGTGCACGCTTTGTTATAATTAGTACATGAGCGTCCATTTTTTGGGAAGCATAGGAGAAGATCAATCTCATCAGTGGACCTACTCAATAGTTCTTTATCTGAATTAATCCTATCGATCCACATTCTAGTATTCATCAGCCAGGCATACATCCTGGCGTTGGAGAGATTGATAGGGAATCGTTGTAGGATGAAATCGTTTCCTTTATAAGTTTTATCGAGGGTTTTTTTAAATTGTAGAAGATTGATAATAACTCCGGAGACTTGCTCAGGGGGGAAGATACAGTTTAAAACATGAGTGTAAGTCCCGCATTGAATGCCCATCTCATGTTGGATGTCGTAGAAATGACTAATATAGTTGCCACCCCCAGTCTTGTGCTCAAGTGAGCAATAGAGTCCAGTGTAGTTGTCCTGGAGGATGGTGTCCATCTTAAAGGCTACCTTGTAATGGTCGCCAAGGGAGATTGTACCTCCAAATTCAGTCTTGTAGGTTGTATACTGAGTCTTATCAGAAGCCCACTGCTTAAGGTACATAAGGAGGCAGTCAAAGAAACGGCCTGGAGTCTTAGGGGTGAACACAGCATCCGTTGATTCGGGGAATAGGTGTCGATATTCAGCGTTGAAGATTTCCAAGGCCTCTATCACGGCCTGCCCTGAGTAATTGTGAAGGGTGATGTGCTCCAAGGCAAGGTGGACGCACTTTCCGAAGTGTAGATGGTTGGATGGATAAGAAGAGCGCCACCCGAGCATATATTCGAAGAAGAATTTCCTAGGGCAGTCTTGATAGCCCTGGATTTTCGTGCTGTCGATTACTTCTTGAGATGGATGAGATGGGATTGGTAAGTCCATAGGTGCCTCCTAATGGGGTGAAGAGTGGGGTGAAATGCTATGTTACATATTGTAACATAGCAGGTTAAATGATTCTTACAGCCCTACTAAATAGTGGGACTTTGTTTTTGTCAGAGAGGGTTTGGTACTCAACTTCCAAAAAACTGCCACTAATATAAGAGGGGGAATCTAGCCATATTTTCCACAACTTGATGCGCTCATCGTGGGTTAATTTCCCTGCCCCCACTGAGAATTGGGTTCTCATATCATCAATACAGTTAAAGCCTCCTACCATTCCCTTAGGAGTTCCATCCTCGGAGATGGCCTCGTAGACGCTGAGGATTTCATATCGGTCAGTCTGCTTAGGTTTAAATTTCATCATGGACCCACTCCTCTTCCTCTCATAAGGGGCCATCAACTCTCGGATGATAAATCCCTCATAACCTTGTCCTATGAAACGTTCATAGAGTTGGTAGATATCTTCAAGGGTACAAGCAATTTCAGACTTGACTAATCGAAGAGGGCCACCAAAAGGGAGGTTGGAGAAGAATTCCCTCAACTCTCCAATCCTTAATAGTTGAGACCCCTCAAGTGATGGCCAATCGAATAGGTGTAATTCCAGCTCCCCATAATTCTCATGGAGATTAGTGGTGCGACCAACTATGGAGTGAATATATGCCCAACTCCACCCGTGTTTGTATAGTTCTCCATCCCACTCACCAAGGGGGAGATTTGCCAATCCCCAATATTGAATATGGGGAACGCTGAGGATTAACTCTTCAGTGGAAGAAAGTAGGAGGCAAATCCCCTCTTCCCTGATAATCCTGCAGCGCTCCCCATTTAGTTTAGGTTGAACGATGTATGGAGGCGTCCATTTAGTGTGGAAACGGCCTTGGTTTAGGAGTCTTCTTTCTTCAAAGGGCATTGCTAATTGAATACCCTTACGTTTTCGTATATTGGAGAGTTCCACTACTTACCCCTAAATATAAAATTTACACAATTTCTTCTTTTGTGATGGTGAAGAACTTAATTCCATCTATTGTGTGTGATATCTCAATAGGATATTGGTCAGAATCTCTACTACTTACTGTATGAGATTTAAAGTTCTCTACAAATCCTGTAAGGGTCATGTGAACTTCTGGGGTGTTAAGAATGCCTATGGATATAGATATGATGCTATTTTTATCAAGTTTTTTAAGTTTCTTTACTGCGCTTAAAGTTGCGATTACTAATCTTGTCATGTGGCTGCCTCCAGCATTATTTATAATAATGTAATTCCTGAGGGGATATTAAATAGTCCCCCCAGGATTTAAACATAGAGATTAATCTACAGCAATCCCCAAGTCAACAAGTTGCTGTCTTTGCTGTTCTGGAGTCATCATCTTGAAAGCTGCCTTAAAGGCTTCCAGAGGATTGACGGCCGTGCGCTCAACAACCATACCAATCTTGTAAGTGTTGAGAAATTCCTGAATTTGTTCATCTGTCTGGCCTGCCTTCTTCTTATCCCTCATAAGGGATTGAAGCTTAACTGTAGCCGCAGATACGAACTGGCTAAATACGACATCAGCGCCAAACTTGTCAGATGCATCATTCAAGTTTTCACCAAACTCGTAAGACCCTAAGACTTCTACCCACACTGGGGCGCCCTCAGCATCCAAGACTGCAGTGTTGTTCTCATCTTTTACCTGATACCGAGCTTTGATTTCTGTTGCCATAATTACCTCCATTACGTTTAGATTAATAAATCTGGTATGGCGACCAGTTGTGACACCCACACTGGGTGCCATTAAATTATAGGCACATTATAACATAAATAAATATTAATGCAACATCTAAATGAAATTATTTTCATCAGTACAGATTTTTAATGGCCCTCCTTAGAATCCCCTACTTGATAACACAAAGGGATGAGTGTCCCCTTTGCATGTTTCACTTGGCAAAGTTTACATAGATTGAAGAACTGGCCATTTAAAAGAAGGGGCTTCACTGACCAGTCAATACAGATGGCTCCGCATCCTTCGCAAAAAGCCTGGCCCTCTTTAATAATGGGAGTTTGATAGATATTCATTCATCACTCCAGGCGGATTCGTAGAGATCGTATCCAGACGCCGCTATTACGTCTTCTAATTTACTGCATGTAGCTTCTATCACCTCGTCAGAAATTTCATCATGAAATTCTACCCCTAATTCAAAGATTATTACTCGCATCTATTTCTCCTTATTTCTTTTTTCTATAACATACTCAATTAGACTTTTTATAGATGAAAAAGGTCCGTTAAGAATTACCCTTTTAGGGACATTCAGTCCCATCGCCTTAAAACACTTTTCGCAAACATGGCATATGTTGGCTCCCAGTAATATTATGCATGCTATGTTACAAAATGTAATATAGGAATTACCCTATACTATTAAGTTCATCTGATATGGCCCTCTTAACCCCCTCCACCATGAGATGTGCAGCATTCTTCCTTGCTATTACCTCCTCAGGATCACTATTATCCTCTAATAATTTCCACAATTTGTAAGGTGAATTATGGTCATTCTCACAAGCATACTCTTCATCTGGCCAAGTATAGTAATTGAGGAAACACTCTGCACAATTTACATCGTGATTATCATCTAATGTCCACTCACACGCGGCGCATAGATTAGTTAACGCGGGAATAGATGGATTCGCCTTAAAGTAATCACGCTTACCTTTCGTAGGGTGCTTTTCTAACCATTCCCACTGATGGAGGCACAGATTCATATAATCTAACTTTGTTTCCATAACTATTCTCCTCCCCCATCTGGCTCACTCTTTAGAAGATTTTTCAACTGAGCTACGTTAGCAGCTTGGCGCCTAATAAATTCCTCTGGGTTGGATAGTGCAGCATCTAAATGCCGCGCTGCATTGAGTAAGTCCGGGGAATCCTTCGCTATTATAGGGGAAGGGATGTGAGCTTTACTTTGAAGTGCTGAGAAATTACCCTCTCTGGAGAGGGCCTTTATTAAATTTTGCCTAAGAATACCCTTCCCCAATAGGCCCACCCCACCTAAGACCCCCTGGGCCTCGCCCTGGGTAGAAATGAAGGTACACTTGTTGGAAGATACTAAAATCTCCACAAATGTCTCCAAGGACAATCTGACCAGTTCGGAGACTGATCTTGGCATCTCCCCCTCCCCTTGCCACATGAGGACGAGAGTGGCCAAATGACGAGCATCACACCTGGAAGTGAATGCCAGAGTTGGTGGCCTAGATTGTGTTTCTGCTAATTTCATCCTACTCTCTCCCTTTACCTTGATATTATGGCTAGAATTAACCCTTGCCCTGTGGTGATGATCCAGTAGACTCCCACGAATATGGACACCACTAATGTGGCCTCCAGTATAATTCTCCCTAAGGCTCTCATCTCAGACCCTCCAGCATCTCAGCCACAATAGAAGCCTTATCCTCTGGAGAGAGGGATGAGAATTTCTTCCTCACAGATTGTGGAATGGCTGATGCCCGTACTTTAATTTTCAAAGTGGAGGTTTTTGAAGGGATTATGTGAATCTCTCCCAAAAGTTCCTTTTTCCTGATTCCCAGAGATGTTAATTGTTTTTGGAGATCAACCTTGAGACTCTCCAGACGCTTTAATCCCTCCTTGGTCTTAAATATCTCGCCACAAGTCGCGCATAACATAGTGTGAACGTCCATCTCTTCCTTCAACAAGTTCTTTAATTCTAATTCATCCATAGATTTCTCCTTTTATTTCTTTCTTTAAATGTAAGTTGGTGGTGATGCTATATTACATAATGTAACATAGCAACACCTCCTCTTATTGAGAGTTTAGCAATATTTGCCCCCCCTTTATGATTATGCACACAGTTTAACACATTCATCCCATTTATGCAATACCTAACCAAAATAAATTTACCTCCTAACCCCTCCCACTAACCTCCATTCTATCACCCTAAGTCCGATCCCCTCCCCTCCCCCTCGAGTCCGAGTCTAAGTCTGAGTCTGACCCTGAGTNNGANNCTGAGTGCGAATCTGAGTGTAAGTGTGAGTCTAAGTCCGAGTCTAAGTGTAAGTGCGAATCTGACTCTTAGCCCTCCGTCACTACGTGACGCTGCTACCTTCCTGACCCTACATCTCGATGGTGTAGGGCTATTAGTTGACCTCCCAATACTGATTATAAACACTAAACTCCCTCTCCTCACAAATTTCTTGCACATCCTCCATAAGATCATCCACCCACACATCATCAGGGGTGGCATCATCTAACTCCAACTCTATAATAACCTTTAGAATTCTCATTCCCTAACCTCCTCTACACTAATCACTACATTCACCACCCTCATAAATGGATAAGCAGCATCTACCACTTGGGCCAAAGTCCCTATTACCTCCACCAGTATTTCCCCTCTTCTATTCCTCACCTCTAATTTAACCACCAGATCTACTCCATAGTCCCCCTGAGTGTTCCAGTATTTTGCTCCCCTTTGCACGGTAATCTCCTTTTTGAGTTGTTTGCATCATATCTGATATTATTGAATGTTGTGAATGTGGTGAATGTGGTGAATATCCACATGTAATGCACATGATGCACATGATGCATGCATCAAATGGGGATGGCCTGCATAAAATTTTTCCCGTGTACATAGCAAACCATCTCCATCTACCCTTCCCCACACATCCATCCTCCTCTCATCCTCTCATCCTCTCTCAATATATACACTATCATATATATAATTAATTAAATCTTAATATATACTATTAAATATTTAATTAACTCTCAATATATATCTAACTATTTAATTAATTAAATCTTAATATATATTACTAAATATTTAAATATATAATTAATTAACTCTTAATATATATATCTAACTAAATATATAATTAACTCTTAATATATATCTAACTAAATATTTAAATATTTAAATAATTAAATCTCTCAATATATATCTAAATATTTAACTCTCAATATCTAACTCTCAATATATACACTACCATATATATTAGTATTTAAATATCAGCACCTCTTTCTCAGAGTCGAGAATTTGAGAATTTGAGAATTTGCGATTGAGAGAATTTGCTATGTACATGAAAAAATTTTTATGCAGGTGGTAGGCATTTGATGCATGCATTGCATTCAATCCATGCATCACATGACATCCATTCACATCCCATCTACTCTCCCATCTACCCATCCACCCCATCTACCTACACACACATCCATCCACCCACACATCCACCCCATCTACCCACACATCTACACACATACTATTATCAAAGATTGAAGATTGAAGGGAGGGTTGGAGGGAGGGTTAGAAAGGGTTAGAAAGGGTTGGTTTGCTATGTTACAAAATGTAACATAGCAAAGACTCCCCCGCTTAAAGTTAATTTGCTATGTTACAAAATGTAACATAGCAAAAATTCTTTGGCTAAAGTTAATTGTGGTTTTGCCCTATATCATCAATTTCCCCCCATTGGGTACAACCATACCACCCCCACCATTATCATTCAATGGTGGCCCCATTGTGGCCATTTAAACACCCATTACATAATATGATATGATGACACAATGGTATGGACCTGGTCATGGAATGTAAACACATGTTAGGCACTCCATCACATTCCCACATTCTCCCATCTGATTAAAGCCCTAGGTTTCACCCTCCAGCTATATTAAAATTGATTAGTTGGTTAACGCTTCGTCCAGCTCCTCTTTTGTGATTTTCCCTTTCTCGAAGAGTTCAGTAACACTTGCTTCGTACATCGCATCTGGGAGCATCCCATCCTTATGGAGGGTCATCAGTTTCTGGAGCATGGTCATCTCAGCCATACTATCCCTGTACGCTGCTTTTGCCCGCTCCTTCGTAACAACCCCTCTGCCACTTGCAAATACTGCCTCTCCTACCCTTACACTTTTAGGGTAATCACCCTTCACGAATGCATCCCAGTTATTCCGAATCTGGCTCTGCACTTCTACTGTGTACGCTTTGAGAGCATACTTTAGCATTATATCATCGTCGCACTTTGCAACTTCCAACTCAACAGTGTGAACATTACCAGCATCCTTCTCTTCTTGGTTCATTGAAATCTTAAATGTCATCTTCATGGTTGCCTCCATAATGCTGGAGGGCAAAACCTAGAGCTTTAATCCCCCTATCACAAGCCCTTCCCGCATGGTATGTACGGTGGTACTTGCCTGCAATACACTGTATTGCACTATATCAAAGATCACCCGCGATTCTCTGCAAGCTGGGGATTGTAGCATTCCCTCCCCACATGATTCCATTATACACCATTTCCCATGAAAGTCAAATTAGACCCTCATCACTGCGGGTTGATTAGATGGCAGGGGTTAGTGGGGGAGAATCTCTGACGCGGCCGGTAAAACCTCTTGTTTAGGGTGGGGCAGGTCGGGATGGATTGCCACAATTGTGTGGGCACCACTCTACATACTCCCCCCCCCC